CAAGTTGCTGAGTATGGGTGTGATTGTGCTCGATACTTCCCGAATGCTGGACTTTGTTGCCGTATTCTTTTGGCATAAGCCGCTCTGCGGCAAACATGGTAGCCTTCTCGGAGCCTAGAGCAATCAGCTTGAATAGCTGCCCCTCGACGAAAAAGCGTTTAGACGCTTGAACTTCAGCTATCATATCGGCAAATTCAGGGTCGCTAGCGACCCATTTATTGAACTGCTTTACTGGTACATTCAGTGCCTTACACGCTGCTTGTACGTCAAAGAAATTTTGCATCAAGCCGTAAGCTAGGATTCGCTGCCTCTCTCGTTCGCCATTGTTGGCGATTGCGAGCAATGCGGATTGTTTAGCGTCGGCTAGTGCTTTATGGTCGTTTAGAATCGCCCAATACGCTTTAGATTCATCCGATAGCGATTCGAAACAAGCTGGTAGCCGATCCGCCTGAGCCGCTTGAGCGGCATTGGCGAAGGGCTCGTATTGGTAGAGATCTGTTAATTGCTGTTCGGATACATTTAGATTTTCAGCGATTTTCGCTGTATCATCTCCGAATTTTAGATGCAGGCGATAAGCCTGCCAGATTAGATTGGGGTCGAGGTCCATTACTTTACCGCTTTTAGCGGTCGGAAGGTCTGGCTTTAATCAAAATCGGATTGGTGTAAGTGCTTACATTGAGGCGATAATAGTTTCCGCCCGAAACGCGGAGAGCTATATTCGCCGTAAGGGAGACTTCTCCGGCAGAATCCCTAGCTGCAAACCAGTTGGAATCGTCTGGCGATACTTGAAGGGCAGCGATTCCCCATCCAGCAGCAGAAAAGAATAAAGTATGGTCGCCTTCAGGCAGATACCAACTGGCACTATTACCAGATGAGCTTACGGTGAGTGGTAATCCAATTATCATAGTCGAGTCGCTTTCGATTTAGGGGTTGAGTTCATTATAGCAAGCCTGCGTTTTGTACGTCTGTTTTCGTCGGTAATACCGTCGAAGCTTCTATTTGAGCAAGGGTCGGCTTGCCGTCCACACTCGTCTGGGTCGCTCTTTCGGCTACAGTCGCTTCTTTGGCCAGTACGGTTGACGCTTCGATTTGCGCAAGTGTCGGCCTTGCTGTTGCCACGACTCCCACCGCGTTGACAGTTGCCTCTCTTGCTAGGATCGTTGAAGCCTCAATTGCTGGAAGGCTTGGCTTTGTGTCTACGCTTACCTGCGTTGCTCTCGAACTGACAGCAGCGTCGATATGAGCCACGTTAAGCCCTGTCACGCTACCGACAGCCCCGACGACAGACGCAACCGAACCTGTGACGTTACCACCTACGTTTCCAACCACCGAAGCAACCGAACCGCTAACATTACCCGCAACGCTTCCCACCGAGCCTGTCACGCTTGCAATCGTAACATCCGAGGCAACCTTAGCGTCGGTGATTGCGTCGTTAGCAATACCTGCCGCTGTTATCCAGTTGTTTGGGATTGATGGCAGGTTTGTTAAGTTGGTGACTGTAGTAATTGTGCCTGCTGTAATATTCGTTGGAGATGCAACTGTTGTTGGAAAGGTAGCCGCAAGAAAACCTGTCGGCTGCGTGTACGTTGCCATCCTCGACGAGACAGCAACATCTAGATTCCCAACCGTAAGACCTGTCACCGCTGAGACAGTCGGCACAACTGCCCCGGTATGCGTGACCCCATCAAGCCTTACCTGCCCCGCTGTAGCTGCGTTAGTCGTTACGATAGTCTTGCTGACCGATGTACAATTAGCTTTGTAGGCTGCAACGATAAAAAACTCTGCGTTCGTTTCTGCCTGTGTCGGCGCATAAGTCCAAATGCCACTCGTAGCATCACAATCAAGCGTGCCTGCTGCTGCTCCCCAAGCACCTATACCGATCTTGACTCGTGCCGACGCTCCTGTCGTTTGCTGTGTTCCGTCTGATTTCAGGACGATCTCACCTAGATCGATAACAGGAGGTGATGCGTTATTACGTGGGTACATATCCTTAAATCCTCCCCCGATAGCTTGGCGATTGCGTGACGCCACAACCGAAATCTGTATACCCGGTGGTGGCGTGTTTTGATTCGACAGCAGCAGAAGCATAGTAAAAAAAACCCATCAGCAGCATGTTAAATTACCAATGGAATTACACTAAAGTTAAAAGTAGGTTTTTCGTCTCGGTTGTTTTTGCGATTTGGGAATCAATCATTTCGATCTGTGCAACGTCACCGAGCAAAGCGGCACTAGATCGCAAGTGCCCCAGGTACACTAATCGACGTTCACACAACTCAATCAATTCGCTGATGGACATTAGATCACCATTTGCCGATACATTAAGGTTGAAGTGTTCATCAACAAGTAGACGTAGTGGATTTCTGTTGCGCCGTCGTAATACGTTGCATCGAAAGCCGTATCTCCGACAATAGCAGCACCTTGGACGACTGGCATCGTTGTCCAGCCCATCATGTTCTGGTCGGCAATGTCGTACTCAAACCAACGGTTCGTGGCGTCTTTTTGAATATACAACTTGTCGTTGATGTACGTGTATTTCGATCCTGCACCAAAGACTTCAGTAGCAGGTGAATAGGTGACACCCGACACCCACGTATTCGCTGCGATGTCGTAGTAGTCAAGCACCGCACCGGCAGCACCACGGAACGAATAGATTCGCTGCCCGTTGATGATTGCGTTTTCGTTCGTCCAGTTGGTATTCGTCTCGCCATAAATCCAGTGTGCAGATAGACCAGCACCAGGAGCCGCAGCCCTTGCCGCTGTTGGCGATAACGTAGTCCATGTATTCGACGTGATCGAATAACGGTAAAGCGTTACTGCGTTGTTGCCCAGGTAGTAAATGAAGTCGTCGTTGCCTTCAATCGAATACACCGAAGTTGCATCGGGTTGAGTTGTCCATGCAGAACTTGTGGTTATTACTGTAGCTGTGTTGGATGCAATCGTTCTGATCTGTCCCGCACCAGTTCCAGACACAATCCGAATCTGATAGTTAGTCCATGAGTTGACTGCCCAAGCCTTGCCTGAATTGGTGAGTGTCGAAGCACCGCCAGCCGTTGCCGTACCTGTCGCGAAAGATCGATAATCTGTATTGATCCAACTCGGCGTCGATATGAGCTTTCCGTCTGTTCCGAGCGATGCCGGAAGGCCAGTGTTGGATAGGGTGGTCCAAGTGTTAGTTGCCCAGTCGTACTTTCGGAACGATCCTGAAGCAAGCGTTCCTGAACCGACGACATACCACACCGGGGTGCATAAACGATAGACCGTCGAAGCAGTAAAAGCTGATGCCTGCGTTGCCACAGTAATTGTCGCATTGGTTCCTATTGTGTTGGACACAATTGGCAAAGTCACTCCAGCGTTCGGCCCCGAAAGGATATGCACCGAATAACCAGCCAGCGACCTCGCAAGTGTTTGGTTGGTGATAATAGTTGAAGTGCTACCACCTGTTGCCGTTAGCGATGCTGCACCCACTGTCGTACCAGTTGACCAAGCACCAGCTACACCCGCTGCACCTGCTGCTAGTGTGCCCGCGAGCGCTGGTGAGGGGACTTGCACCCAACCGTCCTCGAACGGGTTATAGAGATACGCAATCGTCAACGCCTGGACGTATAGCTGTTGCTGTCGGAAGTGCCTCGACGAAGCAATAAACGATCCTGCTGCTGATGCAACCGGAGCTGGTGTCACTTGCTCCCATCGCTTAAGATCAAGTAATTTTCTATTTCCGTTTGTTGTTGCCATTATGTCACCGAAATGTTTCTTCTAAGGTTATCTGCTGTCATTCGTTCAAAGGAAGGAATCTGTGAGTTAGCCGATTGCCCACCAACTTGTGCAAGATTATTCACTGTCGATACAGTCGTCACGCCTGTAAGTGTGCCGGTAGCTGTCACCGTGCCTGATACGGGTTGCGTTGTGCCTGAAGCATCAACGAGCATTCGCCCCGTGAGTGGATTAACCTGTGCTAGACCGATTGATCGTTGTAGCGACACAATAGCCATTCGCATCGCTTCAATTGCTTCGATCAATTCACCCATCGCCTTGATTGGTAACGGATTGCCGTCTGCTGTCTCGTGAGCGATTCCATCGGCTCCGTGAATCATTTTCACACGTTGATACAATACGCCACCGATGTCATCGGCTGCTATCGTTGCCCCTGATCCAGGTGTATATCCTACGTTATCTGCCATATTAACCTCTCAAAATCCAATACGATGTCGCGAATATCAAGCCCCACATTCCCAGCCCGATTGCTAATGCGTTGATGATGCCGCGAGGTGCGTCTAGGTTGCTCATAGCTCATACGCTCCTGATGTTGCGAGACTCGCGGATCTCGTATTCCCATCTAAATCAAATCGAAGCACAGGGGATACTCGATTGTCTGCTGGTGATCCGCTGCTTAGTCGATAGTTGCCGCCACCGGCTCCCGCTAGTGGCCCTGAAGTTGTGCCTTCGTAATCAACAAACAAAGGATCGAGCCTGACAGTTGATGACGTGCCAAACACGCTACCGATGCCGCCGTACTCCTGCGAAAAACTAGACTGTGGACCTGGGACGCTGTTCACTGCATCGGTGAATTGCACAAAATTACCTTGGCTCCCAACTCCGAACAAAGTAGACCATCCGCCGATCCTGCTGCCAGCGTCGGCATAGCCCTCGTTTAGCCCCGCAAAAATATCATGCTTAGTGTTTCTCTGGACGTAAATGTTGCCAACGTCCTTAATGAGTTTTTGCGTTCGGTTGCTTGTTGGCGCCGAGTCGTTGTACCAGAAATTGCATCGGCCATTAGTGTAAAACCCTGCCATCGTGTTATGCACAAAAACACAATGCGTCATGCCAAACGGTGCACTGTCACCCGATAGTCGCAAAACCGGGTTCGATGTTGCCGATATAAACTCGAACACGTTTTGAGCAACTGCAAAGTTAGTGATTTGCGAACTCTGATTGACCTCTAAAACCACCCCAGTCACTCGATAGAATTCGTTGTAGGCAATTATCGATCCATTCGGCGTTCTAGCACCGTGCGACAAATCGCAGTCCTGCTGGAATCTGCAACCGATTACCGACCACGCCTCTACTATCGTTGCAACGTCAGAAGTACACCCGCGAAACCGTCTGCCTTCGGCTGTCGCTGCACTAAACACACCACTTGGGCAGTTGAGGAAATCGCAGCGAACATATTCAACGTAAGTCGCAGTTGATATGGCTGATGCCGTGAACGATCCACCATTGATTGAGCACGATGTAAAGCTAATTCCTGTGTTCGAGCCGGTCACGCTAAACAGCGATACGTTTGCCGTGCGTGCTATTTGCAGCCCTCGAAAATCAACGCGAGCATGCCGAGAGTTCCACGCTGCACCGAACGAGACTGTCACATCCGCAAACGCAACATCGGGATCTCGCGTGATGACAACTCCGCAATTGCTGGTGTATGTACCTGCTAGCGGCGAACCCGAAACAGTATGCGAGCCAGACATAAACCGGACTTCGCATCCATCAGTAAATCCTCCTGTTAAGTTCGTTGCTGCTTTCAGTGCATTGACAGCAGACGCGAGCGTTGCAAATGGATTCGCTTTAGCCGTGGCTGCTGTTGTCGAGACTTTAGTGATTCCTGCGGCTTGGCCATTAACGTCAACAGTCGCGTCAACGCCCGTTGTTGACACGTAAACCAATGGAGGAGTCGATGCCAGCGAAGTATTCTTAACAAACAAAAGCGGAGAAAATCCGCGAGCGTTTTCTGTGCCTGCTGCGCTGTTAGCAATTGATCCTGATGCACCGATCCACGGATATACTTTTGCGTTCGCTGTTATATTTCCAGCGTTAAGTGAAGTAATATCTAGAGTCGTGGCGTGCACAATCACAGGGTTCATGTCCCATCCGCGTGCACTGATTGATGATGCTGAGACAATTGACGTAACTGTTGTTACTCCATCAGTAGCTGTAAACTCAACGCATGCGACTTGCTCACGTGCCCTTGCGTTAAAGTGGAATGCAACGACCTCAAGGTATAGCGAGTTGCCAACAACGCGACGAGTACTGACTCCCCACTGGCAAATTGGGACTGGGCTTGTTTCGGTGCTATTGTTTGTTGCTCCACTTACCGAGTCGGTCGAATAAAGAAAATCGTTTAACGCTGCTTGGTCTGTTGTCAGCGTTGCTTGATTTGGAAACGGTTGTCGCACTCGCTTTGTTATCGTCATCGCCTCGGTATAGGTCGTGGTCGACCCAGCTGTCGTGTAGCCTGCCCTTGATGCGTTAAACGTGACCGGAGAGCCTGCTGGGTCAAATTCAGCCGGAGGAGATGGATAAGTTACTTGCCAGCCGTTCGTTGCGATGGCAGTAATTGGGGCAGTCGGTCCACCACCACCCCCGCCATCGCCTACGATTGGACGGACGATAGATCTGATTATCGGTTGTATGATGCTGCGTGTAACCATTATGAGTAAGCCACTCCCGTTACGTTGTCGCCGGTGTATGTGTATGTCTTGGTGAGGCTAATGCCGCTCGGCAATGCTTCACCTACCACGTTTGCAAGCACAATCGACGTTATTTTGTTGCCTGTGTAGTTGATGATCTTTTGTGCTATCCCTACGCTTGGGACTGTATATGTGACCGACGTTACCCTACCGTCAACGTAGGTGAACCCAGTTGCGTAGGCTTTCAAGTTCTGTGAAACAGTCTCGAAAGTGTTGCCGATTGCTCCTAGTAACGTCATCGCCTGCGTAACTGTTAATCCAGTCGCTAAGGCTGTCGATCCTGTGTTGTTACCTAAAATGGTGTTTGAAGGGATAGGATCTACACCACCGCCGCCACCGCTCCCGGCTGGTCCCTGCGGACCTCGCTCTATGACCTCTATAACGGTCGATACCGCGTCGTCAGAGACGACTTCGATAATATCACTCATCGATGTTCGCCCCGCCTTTCAACTTCAATTTGCCCCATATCCAGGTCTTTTCGGTCGTGCCGTCGAACGTCTCGACCTCGTAGACCGGCGACTCGCCTTCCGCATAATCGCCGTTAGCGATAGAGCGGGTGTCATCTGGAGTCAAAATGGCCAGAATTTCGTTGTCACTATCTCCGCTTACTACAACATCAGGTGTAGGAGTAGTGTCGGTCGATTTTAGAACTAGCCTAGTACCCCCCGCTTGGGGGGCTTTATCGTAAACAGTCACGTTGACGCGAATTCCCGTTAACGGGTACGGCGTAGTCGTGCCGGTAGTGCTTCCAGTCCAAAGACGGAATTCGAGTCTTTTGTGATTGCCTACCCAGAGATCTTGGTCGTTGCGAGGTGGTGTTGCCATAAGTTTTGATTATAGCATCATCGGCTAGCCGATGCAAGAGAATTGTAACCTTGGGTTCCGCCTAGCGGAACTTCGGTGCAAAAAAGTACGCATTTGTTCAAAGGGCATTAGGTCATTTTTGAGAGGCGTCCACCAAGCAAAACATTGGGTGTTTCTGATTTTAGTGCGCAGATTGTGTAACCTTTTGGAACGGAGGAGGTTTACCTCCTGGTGGTTTGTTGTTGTGGGTGGTGGTGGGTTTGTGTGGAGGTGTAACTTCCTGGTTGTTGGGTGTGGTTTGTGGTGGTGTAACCTCCTTCTTAGCTTTTTTTTTGCCGAAATTTTGCAGACTACCGGCGAAGTCGGTATACTGGATAGAAATGCGAAAAGCTGCGTCGTTTGCGCGACACAGCTTTTCTGGCCCATTCCATTACCTGAACTAACGAAATGAGATACCATCTATGGTACGCAAAAAGGTTGCTTTAAGCAACAGAATCTACCAGATTCCGATCCCAAAAAATGCCAATTTTCTAGGTCCGTTAGCGGACCATCTAGCCTATTTCTCTTATAGGCTCTTAATGAAAACTTCGCAACGCGAAGAATATCGAGATAAAGGATTTTTCATCCCCTGTAGTGCCCAATGGGGCAGAGCCGCTTTCGGCGGCTATTGGGACAAAGTTAAGCGGCTAGCCGCTTCCGACTATAGCCATGTTTTTCACTTTAACGAGAGATTCTGTCACTATCCAGGCCATACACCATTTGCTAAATCCGTCCGCTTAGAGGACGAATATCGTACTGGCGAGGTTGAATTATACGCCCTACGCCGGTCTAG